GGTAATTTTGCTATGCAGGCGAAAACCACATCTGAGGAATATGTGATTCCTAATTTTGCTCAGACGATAAACAATCGAACCATCGTGAACATTTTTGAATCCTGCAAATATCGTTCACCTTTGATCATATGTGCTTTAAATGACGCAGTTTTGGCTAAGGAATACTCAAATTCCATGGCTATGGGAAGTGGCACTATCACTTTCATGATTGATAATGATGTGGATATAATGTCATCATTATATACTACATTCAGAACGGTAAGTACATTGTTACTGATGGGGAATCAGCTGTGCGTTTTCATAGTTGTACCCATGTCTGTGATATCTACAGACGCATTAACTGCAATAGCGTATGCATATCGTGGAGCAATGATTGAACTTCGTCATTACGGTAGAGGTGATGATTACGTTCAAGAGAGATTAGAATCGTTGTTCAAATTGTCCCCTCTATGTGGAACACCTCATATGGGACCCAAATATTATGGACCCACAGTGTTTAGTGAACTACTAGATTTGTCTCATCATAATAAGACATCCTGGTATTCGGTCATTGATTACTCAATGTTTACGCGAACAGCATTAGTTGGATTTGCATCATATATGATGAAGACTTTATCTTTGAATTCTTCCATCGTCAATATTGTAGGATATAACCCACCATACGTATGGGCTGCTATGATGCACGGTGTAACAATAAGATATATCGAGAAGGAGATTCCAAACCCAAAGGGTAAGGGTCCTATGGGCTTGATTATGCCTGAGTTAAATGGGAGAGTATTAACGAACAAGGTTAAATATGTATTACATAACCCGCAAATAAAATTATTATGTCTGGATTCAATGATGTTTATGTCATCAAGAAACATCGTATACATTGGAGCATATCCTGCTACGCATCTTTTGGACATGAATTTACGTGGCTGGAATATTTATGCTGTAGATCCGGAGATCACACAACAGTGGATTTCCGATATGAAAGCGAAGACTGGTGCTAATATTTGCGCTTCATCTAGAAAATTCATGTTTGATGTTTCTGAAAACATTAAGATTAATGAGTTTTTCGGTAACCAACCATATTCTATAATTGATGATTCTTGGGTGCCTGATAATTATGAGCAATTTCAGGATAAGAAACGGAATTATTTCCAAGAATTAGTAAAGAGTGATCAAAAAGTGACATTAATTACTATGAAATGGAACACAAGGAAAAATGTAACTTGTGAAAAGTTGCTAGCGTTACTACCGCAACCATATGGTGGTAAGCTATATGAAATGAGAGCTTTCTTTCACAGAAATGGAATCGGATCCATCACTATAGACGCTAATAGTGTGGAGAAGTATATACAAAAGTTTCAAGAATTACCACTTGGAGCGCAAGTAGGTACTCAGAAATTTATGCATACTATGATATCCCGTGTGCAAGACGTAATGTCAATTCAACCAAAGAAGGGTGATGTCATTATTGCGTCATACTCGTTATCAAATGCATCTAATCCTAAAAAGAAGGTATTAGAATATTTAACTAAGGCATCAAAATCAGAAGCAATGATAATTTTCGGGGCTCCAAACCTTGAACGTGTTAAGTATATGCGTGAAAGAGGTGTGTTGCCCGGAAATAATATTACCATAAATGGAGAAAAGATCACTTTTAACAATCCATCAGGTAAGAAGTGGACTGATTTTGGTTATACAAATTCAGAATTATTAGCATGCGATATGATAGAAGTGACGATAGAGCAAATGGTTTCATTTATGTCTACGTCATTTAGAGGTACTGGTTACTATTCTAATTCTATCTATAATGATTTATTCTCATGGTTTATACCAATTTGGGTATGGAACCAAACGATGCAAATACAAGATATAAGGCTTTCACCTGTTGCATTAGTTAAATGCTTTACGACTAAAATACGGAATTTATGTTATGTACCGCATTCAACGTATTATGCATTGAGAGGGCATCTGGTGGCAAAGATGTTCTCCGAAAATAATATCGAAAATAATTGTTATAGTATATCGGGTAAATCGAATGAAACATTTACCGTTTTAAAAGACTTTAAATTTCCAACTTCAATTGGAGTCTTAGAATTTAAAGCTGGTGAGAAAGTTAATATTTCTGGACATTTATTATCATTAGCAGTGGCTGCGCATTTCGTTGCAGTTCCGGTAACTATGTGGGCTAGGCACATAAAATATATGACGGTTGATAGACAAAAACCTCCAGATGTCGATAGAATTCTATTCTTCGATAACAAGATTAAGCGAAATACACTCGAAAAGTGGCATACAAAGAGTGAAGTTATATTAGCGGCATTGATTGCAGGAGAATATGTCGGTCTAATGTTAAATAACTTCCATTCGAAAGCTATTGTAGATGATCTATGCAACACAGTCTTAGCGACTTTTAGGTAGCATACCCTTTATTGTGTTCTGCGTATCAGTGGAGTCCTACGCAAACGACAGAAGCGTTCCTACGGTTGCGTGGAGTCGGGGATGAAGCTGGTGGCGTCAGGGGGCAAGCCTGCATGAAGCAAAAAATGAT